CGACCTTCAGAGGACGCATGCCAGCATCGACGCCGGTAGGAACGATGTACAGTTTCTTCTGGTTGAAGATGAAACCGTCAGTACCGTCCTCTTTCAGCGGGTTCATCAGGTTGACAACCTTCGCGGACAGATAGGTGCCGATCACGGCATTCAGATTCTGTTCACGAATGATGTCGCCGGAGAACTGCTGGGTGGAACTGTTGGCAGTAAAGCCAGTCAGCTGTGCCAGACCGGTATTCTCGCCGATGTCACCAAAGATAGCGGCACCGCCAGCGGCACGAATCCAGAACATGACCATCGGGTCAAGCGTGGACTTCACCAGTCCGGAACCGGTGCCGTAGTACGGAGAAGACCAAGTCGCGGCGGCAGTCGTCAGCACGTTCTCGATGTAGCCATTCATCGCGCATTCCATCTGATAGGAAGCGTCGTTGATCAGGTCGGCGGCATTCGCCAGACCGTTCTGGAGTTCAACAATATTGATCACCGGGCGAGCGGACACGGACAGCGTTTCCAGAGAAACGGTCTTCCGAGCGTTCTTCGTCCGGGGAGTGGTCGCGCCCTTCGCCTGAATGAAAGCCTTAACACCGGGCAGTTTCACTTCAAACTCAGCTTTGTCGCCAAAGCCAACGCGCTTTACATCGGCCAGATTATCCAGCCAGTTGGTATCCCTCTTGATGATATCGTCAACGCCGAACTTAACCAGCTGGGCGATCTGATATTTGTTATGGGGATTCGGGTCGGAAGCGAGGTCCTTGATCAGCTGATCAGCGTTCGCACGGACTTCGCTGTCGATACGCTCGTTACGAGCCGCAGCCAGAGCCACGTCGACGATCTGAGAATCTTTACGAATTTCAATAGCCATAAGTCATTGCCCTCCTTCCTTAAGTATGCTTAACGATCGTACCGCCGGAAGTGGGCTTCACAGTGTCGCCAACCGCGAGGGTCGCCAGCACTTCGGAAGTCACGCTAACGATAACTTCGTCGTTAAGAACCGGACGCCGCATCTTGACATAATGTCCGGCGGGTACGGAATAGGTCGTCTGATCGAAATCTTTGTCGCCATAGATTTCAAACTCATTTTCGGTCATATAGATCTCGGCAGAACCGGGATCGGTGCAAACCAGCACGACAGCAGGCAGTCCCCACAGCGTGGTCTTTTCCACAACACGGAACCGCGCACTACCGGCAGAACCGAGCTTTTTCACGCCATTGGAACCATCGATATAAACGAACAGTCCATTGGTCAGCTCTTCGTAAGCTTTTTCAGCGCCATTATATACATGGCCATCCAGCTTTCTGAAATATCCAGCCATACGCTTTCTACCTCCAAATTATTTCTTGCGGCTCAAAAGTCCGCCATATTTATCATCACTGACATCCATCTCGACGAAACTCGCCAGAGTAATCCTCTGCACAGGTTCGGCCTGCGGCTCGTCCTGTTCTTCCGCCATAGACAGTTCAGCAATTTTTGTATAATCAAGGTTCTTGATTGCTTCCGCCACAGCAGTGTCTTCCGCATTCAGTCCTTGTTTTTCAGCAAACGCTTTCGCTTTTGCCTGTTTTTCCGCCAATGCTTTCGCTTCACGTTCCGCGATGATTTCGTCGTACTGCGCTTTAATCTGCTCCAGTTCCGCGATCTTCGTTTCCAGTTCGGCAATCTTGGCATCTTTCTCTGCAATTACCGTAGCAGGATCAACCGTCTCGATCAGCCGTTCGGTTACTACCTGAACGTGCATCGTCTCGCCGGTTTCCGGGCATTTTTCAACAGCTTCATATGTCTCGATACTGTGATCCACAACTTCAGCATTCGCGTCCTGCGCCTCCGCATTCGCTTTCTGCTCTTCGTCAGGATCATTAATCAACGCGTCACCCGCGTCATCGGGCGTATCGTCTCCGCTGTCATCATCTCCGCTGGCACCCGCTCCGCCGCCTTCGCTTGCGCCGGAACCGCCACCCTCGGACGCGCCCTCGCCACCAGACTCAGATGCACCTTCGCCACCAGACTCAGACGCACCTTCGCCTTCTGCTACAGCAATGGGTGTTTCTTCCTGAACAGCCTCGGTTTCGGCCTGCGCGGTTTCTTCCGCAACGACCGTCTCTTCGACTTCAGCCGTCATTTCCATTTCCTTCGGCATTGTTTCTGTTTCACCTCGTTCTGCTGATTGCGCCTCGCCATCAGCAACGATTTCGTCGGAATCATTAGCAACCGATGCGACCATATCCAAAGCAATTGCATCCTCACATGCCGGTACAGATACAAGCGCAATGCCTGTTAATGCATTGTCATCGTTTGCATCAATATAAATGACACCATCTTTTACAACTGTGTATTCTGGATTGAATCGAATTTCAAAACTTACATTCAGCTTGCCAAGACCATATAGTTCAGCAAGCCGCTCGCAAATTTCAATTTCGCGCTTCGGTACACGAGCAGTTGCATACAGGGATATAACACCATTGTTATCCGTCTCTGAATAAAAATCTGTAAGACTACCAATCTGTGTAGAAGAAAATCTCTTCGTTACCCTGTTGTACATATGCCCCAAATTGTCATAATTCCTTGCGAGAAGATTTTTCACATCGGCATAAAACGGCAAACATTCAAACTCCTCTTGACGATTAATTAGGTCGCTTATAAACGCCGCAGTAATTCCTTCGTTGTTTCTGTTCCCAATATTGTCAGCAAGCTTCAGTTTGATTGATAAAAATACCGGATTAAGCTTTTGTTCTTCTTCCGAAATCATTACTTCTGAAGCAAGGAGTACCAGCTTTTTCTGTTCGTTCTCCATGCCAATCATTCCTTACACGTTTTTAACACCAGTAGGAGGACAAGTATTAAAAACTCGAAGTAATATATAACAGCCTCGCGGCTTGTTATCAGAAGTATTTGCCAACTAAAATAAAACTCGTTATTTATACGAGCAGGTGTTAGAATAGCTGGTTTCATTTTCACCATTTAAAAAGAGCCAATCATTTAAGATTGACTCTATATTATCATAATCCAAATAGGATATTCGCAACAATCGAATCCCATTTCGTTTGCAATAATCCGTCTTAATCTTATCACGTCGTATTCTCTCCTCAAGTGGAATATTTGAATACATTCGCGAATCTTGAAAATGCTGTATGCCATCATATTCAATACACGACCTAACAAAACCATAACTATCGATATAAAAATCAAACGGCATCGGACGTTGCAATTTGCAATCTGGAAATGTATATTCTCTTTTATAACTTATGTCGTGGCCATCAAGAAATTTTGCAATTGCTTTTTCTCCGAGAGACTTCACACAGCCACACGATTTAACACGCCCCGATTTTAAATCAGAGCAACTAACCACTTTGGTTCCTCCACAATCACATACACAATTCCATATGGATTTTTTGTTTTTTGAACCCGCTCTTGAAACAACAGTCAGCATACCAAATTTCATGCCGCATATGTCTTTTATGTTTCTCTCTCCAGCAAGATCATTATGCAAGCATCCACATGATTTTGTTCTGCCTGCTGTTAGGTTGCCAGTTGTAGCATACATTATATTTCCACAATCACATTGACATTTCCATACATTGCCATATCTGCTTTTATGATCAAAGCAAATAACCGTCAAACGATCAAACACTTTTCCGTTTAAAAAAGTTGGATTATTACAAAGAGCTTCTGAAAAATTGTCCATTATATATCTACTCCAATCAATAAAAGCAACCATGGTAATCCGACTGGAGTAGAAGTCGGAAACGGTAGCTACTCCGCTGTCCCATGATTGCATCAATATTATTTATTCCTCGTTTTCAAATTCCGCGTAGAATACTTCTTTTGCTTCGTCGCTCAACCATCCGTACTTGGTTTCATCCTCGATCAGGATGGTCGCGTAGTCAAACGTATATTCGCCGCTGTGGACACAATTAATGAACGCACGAATAACGCGCTGTTCCCGTTTCGTCAGATTGCCCATTATGCCTCACTCCTTTAGTTTTCCAGCACAAGTGCCTGCACTTCGGCAATCTTGTGGTCGATATATAGTTTTGTGTCGCATGGATATTTCATATAATCAATCCTTGCGCCATCTACAGAGAACACATTATTTCCGAGCGCCGTTGCAAGCATAATCGGTTCGAGATTATACAGGATCGGCTCCAGCAGTTCAATACACACCTGAACTACAATCTCCGTATTAATCCAGTCACTCTGGCGCATTCCGTACTGTGCCTCGCCGAGATACAGGATATCATTGTCTCCGGTTGTATCCACACCGTAACTGGTACCGATGTTCAGCGTCTGGCCGGTAAACACCTGCGAGATTCCCTCTCCGAGGATATCCCTGATGCCGCAGTTTTTCCACCCCGGCTGGACTTCTTTGTTGTTCATGTCCACACAGCGCTTCGTCATGAACGCTTTGGTAACATACAGCTTTCCTTCCATCGGATAATAGATGCCGCCGTATACGGTTCCGGCATTACCCTCAAACGATACTTCATAAGTATGCGTATCATGATCCGTAATATGTCCCAACGTAATACCGGTTACTCCCGTAATCCTGCGGATATTTGTCGGTCCCGGTACGCCGCTACCGGCCTGTATCGGCAGAATGCTGATCTGCATTTCGTCCAGCGCCATATTGTTTGCGCCGTCAGGAATCGTAACGACAGTCGCGTTAGACCGCTCGTCATGGATCGATACCATTTCCGACGCATCGCCTGCCGGAAGTCCAAGATTCAATCTTGCGTCCCCATGTATCCATGTGATACTTGCGGTTGCGTCCGATCCGGGCGGCAATGTCACAACCGTACCGATCTGGAGATTGAACGTATTGTCGCCCTGCGCTTTCACGCCGGTATCCACATATTCTCCGAGTTCCGCGTCATACACCATCCAGTATTTATCTTCATTTATATATGGATAGTGAGAAACATTCGCCTCAGTCTCCTCGACTGCCTCCGCGATTGTTTCCAACGCGTCCTCGATATATGTATGGTCAATTGGTGTAATTTCTTCCGTATCGATCGCCGCACGGTCTACAACCGGAATATGGATATGCAGTATACTGTATCCGTATTCGTTTTCGTTTTTCAGATATATATACGCGTGGATATCCTCGCCGTTCCGCAGATATTCGTCCGGGATCGGTGTGCCTGTCGCGTCACCCACGACCGTCTTTGCCGCCGCGTTGTTGGAGTTGGCAAAATGCACATTGAACGGTTCCGGCAACGTAATTCCTTCAACGACCAGTTTCAGTCCGTAGTCGTACTGAAAAACGCTGTCTGTCTTAACATATAATTTATCTCCGGCTACTGCCGTAACTATATTGTTTCTCATTCGGTATCACCGGCTCCTTTTGTCTTACTCCTGTGCTTCCGATCCATTCTCAGACGACGGCTTTGGCTGGCGTCCGGTCACCGAGTTTCCGGGATCGGATTCGCGTTCGCTGTCATCCAGTGTCGGTCTTCCGACCTGTACATCATCGGATTCATTGTTGTTCGTTTCCGTATTGGTCGATGTCGTTTTACCCGGCGCTACAAATACATCGGCTTTGCCTTCGCTAATCTCTTGCTTTTTGCGTTCAAACTCAGTATCGATATCGACATGGTACGCATCCAGCAATGTCTTCGCACTCAGTACACCCTTTTCATACAGGTTCATGCATTCGTTCTGGAACGCCGCGACCTGAGTCAGGTCGCTTGTCGGCATTACGAACGTCGGCAGTTTTTTATCATTCGATCTCGGAAGGCCGTAAGGCGATCCGTTCACTGCCCTCATAATCCTGTTCATCAGCTTGCACAGGCTTTGACGAGCCGCGTTAATCCGCATGCTGACCAGCTTGGTGCTGATCTGGCTGGAGCCGAACGAAACAGAACTGTCAGACCCGGACGATACGCTTGTATTAATCCCATACGCGCCGAGAATGCTTTCGTTCACCGTTTTATATTTGTCCGCTTCATAGAAGTGGTCCATGTCCGGCTGAATCACCTGATACTTCACACAGTCATTGGTAATCGCAATACCGGAACCTGCTTTCATTGCGTTCTTTGTAACCGCCATGATCGCGTTCAGGATCGGAACGTCAACCACAATATTGCTGTCTTTCGGCGATCCGACCGCGCCATGCACAAAACTCGCCGCCGCCAGATTCAGAAGAGAATCTTCCTCCGCACGAATCAGTGCTTTCTGCCCAAGTGGAATCAACGCCGTACTAATCATCGGGATCGCATATCGGCTCCATTCGGGTTTATCTCCCTGCCACAACCATGTGGTCTTGGGATCCAGCTGAACCCACTCGACGTTTTTCTTCAGCGCCTCTGTAACCTCTTTTGGATACCCGGCGATCCGAATCTGCATGTCCTCGTCGTTCAGGAATTTCTTCCACGACTTCTGCGCGTTCGTCCGCAAGTCCTGTTTCAGAGATTTTACATTAAACTCTGCCAGCGGATTTCCGTTCACGGCCACATTGGTAATCCGCATCAGATGCGGCGGCAGTGTCACCAGATCGCCGTCTTCCATCAGCGAGAAATATACATTATAGAATACATAGTACTGGTAGAACCAACTCCGCAATTTATCATTCAGCGAAATACGTTCAAACCACTCCATATATTTTTCACGCGTCTGCTCGGTTCCTCCGGTCAAGTACCATCCGTCAATCATGCTGAACGGAACAAATACGTGCCGGATTGCGCCGCCTACAAGATCGTCCGCGTCGACAAAGTAGTCCGCCAGCTCATAGAACCGGTTAATGTTCTGCTGTTTCTGCCGCAGAAGAGATTCATAGTCGTAGTTCTGCAACGATCCGTTATAAGTAATCGACCGCTCGTTATAAGTCGATGTTACGTCCTTCAATGCTTCACCGACTGCAAAGGAGGAAGCATTTGGCCTCTCGTTCTTATATGCACTCAGGGTATCCATTTCGTTTGCCAATGTATTCCACCTCCTGTTATCTTACTGATCCGACGATGCCCCATATCATGTCCGCACCGCCGCGCATTAGTTTTCGTCTGCGAACCTCTTCAAGTCCGCTGATATAATGAATTCCCATCATCAGGGAAGACACACGGTCTTTGTGTTGCGTAGACCGCGCCGCCTCAAAGATCACGTTTCCGTTCGCGCCCTGCCGACCGATAATGTTGCCCATTTCGATCTGGAGCGCGTCCGCCTCCACGTATACAGCGCGTTCCGCCGTCGTCAGCTTTTTCCCGGCGCCGTCGGAATCATCGTCACGTTCCGCGATCTTATTATTTATGATATATCTCGAATTGATCGGCAACTGCAACGATTCCTGTTCCAGCGCGATCGTTGTCGCGTTCACCATCTGCTGGTTCAGCAGGTTGGTCGCAATAAACGGATGGATTAGCGGAACCGCGTTGTCAATGATTGTCGACTCATCGTCACGAACCAGCGGAGGATATTCCTTGCCGGTTTCCGGGTCTGTCCACGGTTTGCACATGAACTGCGGGAACGCATCACCCAATCCGCGTACGTCCACGATTACCTTGATTGTATTCGGAAACCGCACAAGATTTCTGCGAACCTCTGTGGCTAGCGCGTCCAGCCGTTTGCCCTTGAATGTCTGGATACGCACAACCTGTTTCAGGTATCCGCCGTTCTCCAGTTCCACCAGTTTGAATGTCGTCATTGCCGCGTTGTCAGCGTTGGATGCAGATGACGTCGCGATATCCAGCGACATCACGTACTCACTGGTTGACTTCGCGGGTTGCGCGATCTCAACCTCCGTCAACGTCCTGCATCTGTCCGTCAGGTCAAATGGGAATACCGCGCCTTCCGCCGCGCCGAGAAAGTATGACTCATACTCCATCTTAAACTTTTCTTCCGTCATGTCCGGGCGCTGCTCATCAAAGAACGACTGCTTCGAGATGCCAACGCGAACCGCTTCCTTATAGGACATCGCCCACGCGAAACATCCATCCTCGCCCTGCGCCATCCGTTTTAGGATGTTCATGAATGAAGTATAGAAGTAATTGTTTTTCAGGCATGCCGATGTGATACTGATGATCTTGCTGTCGTAATCCTCGATGCCGCGCTGGATACATATATCCCGCGTTTCGTTTGTAACAGGCTTTGCGACAGCGTCCAGATCATTCTTCTTGATCTCCGGCGCCTCGTCGCATACCAGTATCTTGGCGCGGTTGCCACGGAACGTACCCATCGAATAACTCTCAATCTTGCTTCCGTTCTTCAGTACGCATACGCCCTTGTGCGCGTTGATCTGCACAGGATGGTTGTGACGCGTACAGTCGATCTCCCGCAGTACGTCAGGATATCCGATAAACTTTTCGTCGATCTTTTTGACAACAAGCACTGCTTGTTCCGCAGTGCTGGATATAACCGCCATCAGGCTTCCGGGATACAGGATACCCATAGCGATCAGGCAGATCGCAATCAGCCATGTCTTACCGGCGCCACGGCTCTTCACAAGGTTTATATTTCGATAAAGACCGAAGATACGGGCGTCCACTCGTTGGAACGGTTTTAACTTAATCTTCAGATAATCTTCAATAAACCGATCCAGATGTGTGCGCCAGTACCAGATCTGTTTTGCCCAAGCGTCGTAGTTTCTAAGTTCCCGGATCTGCGACGCTTTTTCGATGTTGGCCATCAGCGCAACTCCATACCGACAGCTTCCAGCGTATATTTATAAGCAGAGATCACCTTGTCGATATCGTCATCCGGGAATGTGTACGGGTTCTCGTCAAGGTAGCCTTGCGTTTCCAGCTTCAGAATAATTTCACCAAGCGATCCCATGCCTGAACTTTCACCGGGTTTTCTCCGGCATGCCGCGAAGTTGCTCGATTTTGACAGGTCATCGAAGATCTTCTGCGCTTCCTTATAATCACTTGCAGTACCCTGTCCGCGCCGCATACGATCCTCGGCAAGGTCGGCGTTGAGCGATGCTTTAATCACTTTGCGCGTATAGTCCTGCATGTTGATATTGTCCAGTACGAAATCCTCTTTATATTGATCGTACTTTTCATTCATCCATTCAACTTGCTCTTTGGTGAACCATCCCTGCCATACCTTGTCATAATATGGTTTGTCCTTTTCGTCCGTCAGCTCATGCACGACAGCGTCTTCCGTCTGATTTGCAACTCTCAGGTTCTCGACGTATTCGTACGCATATGCAACATTTCTTAAACCTAAAAAAGACCTTGCCGTAGCAAGGTCTTCTTCTCTCTTTTTCTGTTCCGGTGTCGACATCGGGTTCAGCCATACTTTATTGTTTGCAAGGCTGTATTGCGCTTTTTTCTTTGCGGCCTCCCAAGCAGCATCCTTTAATACGCGGTTATTGAAGTAACAGTATTCCTTGACTGTTTCTTCATTAACGCAATGTTTCTTAACGCACTCTTCACACCATGCGTCACGATATTGCTGTGACGCCCACAGCTTATTTGCGGCGAAGCTTTCAAGCGGTTTGATCTGATTGCATTTTACGCACAGCTTCGACGCGATCTTTTTCTTCGCCATTCCTTATCACCTTTATTTCAGAACAATCGGATATACACATCTCCGACCGTATCCTTCTTCCATTATAATGATCGTTGCTCCCGGCTGTCCACCATACCCAAGGCTTTGCGCATATGGGTCAACACCACATAGGCTGGGGACACGTTCCACATAGATGTTCGTTCCGTTCATAATCCCGGACTGGAATGTCTGGCTCTTGTGCAGATGTCCGACCATGAACACATCAATCGGTTTGTTATACAAATTCACGCTGTCCCGCGCCATCGTTTCAAGGTTCACACCCTGACCATGCGTCAGCATAAACCGGTATCCGCAAACGTCAATAATCTGAGTCTG